AATAGTGTGATGGGCAAATATTCCTTTGCTTGACAACATATCGCGGTTTATCTATTTAGTGATATGAACTGGAAAGATATATCCGTTTTTCAATGGCAGCAGTTAAATGATTTGTTTATCAAATCTAAGAACCTGACTGATATAGATTTAGCCGTTCAATCAGCAGCTATCTGTACTAAAATGACAGAGAACGAAATCGACTCTTTGCCATTAAAGGAACTTAATGTATTGCTGAAAAAGATTAAGTTCATCCACGAAGATATAAAACCTGAGCCACAAAAGTTTATCCAGATCAACAATAAGAGGTATAAGTGTATCTACGATGTCAGGAAGATACCTGCGGCAAGATATATCGAAACAAAGCACTTCGGTCAAGACGTAAACGGAAACCTGCATAAGATAGCTGCGTGTATGGTTATGCCTATGAGAAAGAGTTGGTTCGGATGGAAAGTGGATAAGTACGAAGCGACAAGACACGAAGAGTACGCTCAAGATATGTTAGAAGCACCCATAACTGCGGTACTCGGAAGCGTGGTTTTTTTTTATCAAGTTTACAAAAGTTGGATAAAGAGTTCGAGGGATTATTTGATAAAAGAGATGATGATGAAGATGACAAGATATCAAGCCGAAGCGGTGTATCAAACTTTATGCGATACTATGGATGGATATACCAAACCGAGTTGGTCGCTGACTTCGAGAAAATCACACTCGAGCAATCGTATGAACTCCCGTTATTACAATACCTTAATGACCTGGCTTACCTCAAAGCGAAAGGAGAATACGAAGCAGAGCAACTAAGAAAAGCGTATGGCAAAAAGTATTAAGCAATTACAATCGCAACTTTTAGATGAGGGGTTGCTCAATAAGTTAGGCGCACAGAAAAGCGACTTAACTCAGTTACCTGTTTTAGAGCAATTACTAATTCAATCGGCTGCTAACTTTATCCTAAAGGTAAAAGAGAACATCGAGGTATTAGGTATCTCAGATACAGGTGCTTTAAGTGATGATATTAGTTCCGGAGATTTAGTAAAACAAGGGAATACCTATTCGATAGAAATGGGTTACCCATCAGGATCAAAGGCCGCTAAATATTACGACTATGTAAATAAAGGAGTTACAGGAGTTCAATCGGGTTCTCCTACTTCTCCATACAGATTTAAGACATTGGGGGTTGGCAAAAAGATGGCTTTGAATATCCTGAAATGGGTAAGGAGAAACAACGTAAAAGGTGATGTAGCATTAACCAAAGGACAATCGAAACGGCAATCGCTATCTAAGATGGTAAGCGAAGCTTCAAGAAAGAAAAGTTTAGCTTATGCGATAGCGGTTAATATCAAGAAAAGAGGTTTAAGAAAGACAGGTTTCTTCGATCAGGCTAAAGACCTTTATTTCGGTAATGACTTTGCTACTGCGATAAGCAAGATTATAGGACAAGATGTAAGAATTTTAATAAGACAAAATGGCAATAGCAATCAATAGTAGTCCTGCTGCGTATTCATCAATACACGCTCCGTTGTATTATGTGGTAGGTTCAAATAACAATTTGCAGACTAATTTTAAGTATGTCTGTGATGTATATGTTGATGGGTCATTGGTAACGAGGTTAAAGTCGTTCCCTCAACCAGTATCAACAAAAGGTATCTTTAATATCGCACCGATAGTCAGGAACTATTGGAACTCATATTTTAAGCCTAACATATCTTCATTCAGCGCATTCCCTTATACAGGTTCGGATATTTATGTTCCTTTTGAAGTTAAGTTCGGGGAAGAATATGGTGGGGTTCTCTATACTAATTTAGAAACCTCAACAGGCAGGGCATATAATTATAGCTTTGACTATTTGTACAATCCTACCTCAGATGCGTTCTTATCTGCTTCAAGATACGATAGCAGCTATGCAGGGTTCTATTTAACAAACAGAGATAAGACACAAATTCAGTTTCCTTATTCATTACTGACAACCGGAACGCTTTATACTTCGTTTCTGAGTGATGCCGAGAACACAACAAAGAACTTGTCATTAGACATAGTGGTAACTGATGGAACTGTAAATACCTACACAGGTTCGACAACATCGTGGAAAGACTATGCCTTAATAGATATTTCGCCAAGAGCATTGAATAATTACATAGGAACGACAATCATCGATGGTAACACAAAGTACTATGATGTAAGAGTAAAGATAGCTGGGGTACAGGTAGATACTATGCGAGTTAATTTAACGTGCACTCAGTATGATATTATTCCTTTGCATTTCTTGAACGCGGTGGGTGGATATGAAACATTCCACTTCAGTTTGGTGAACAGACAATCCCGATCAGTAGAAAGAAAGTCATTTGAAAGATTAAACTACGAATATGAGTCAGCGACTACGTCAATGGATAATGTCGATGCTTACGGGCGTTTATATGGTGGTACAATCCCCTTTTCTACGCAACAAAAATTAACCTATAAGCTAATCAGCGATTGGATAAACTTTACCGATTACAACTGGATAAAGGAGTTAATATCTTCTCCAGAAGTGTATATGCAAAGGAACAATCAGTTTATTCCTGTTGTGGTAGGAACTAACAATTGGAGTGAAAAGAAAAGGTTTGCGGATAAGACATTTAATTTGGAATTAGACATTGAATTAGGCTATAAAGTTAATTCTCAATACCGATGATCAATACTGAGATATACTTAGAAGATTACAGGTTAGACCTCAATCAGGACCTATCAACGGAATATACCTATGCCATTGATGATATACAAGATTTCTCATCAAGGAACACAAACTTTTCTAAAACCATAACACTACCCGGCAATGCAGTTAATAATAAATTATTCGGTCACATATTCGACTTCAACAATGCCAACTTCTATAACGAGTCAGCCGATAACGTGGGTTACAACTTCAACGCAAGCAAATCCGCAAGTTGTGTTATTTATGTAGATAAAATACAAATCTTCAAGGGTATTCTAAGGTTATTAGAGATAACCATTGACAGGGGAACAATAGAATATGAGTGTGCGGTGTTCGGGGAATTGGGTGGCTTTGTGTCAGCCGTTGGTAACAAGAAGATTGAGGAATTAGATTTCTCAGAATACGATCATCAATGGTCAAGAGATAACATTGTAAACTCTTGGGAGCAAGCATCAGGAACTACCGCATCTGGTTATGGTTATTATTATCCGTTAATAGATTATGGTCAATACTCAGAAAATAATAAAAGGGATTGGAGAGTGGGTGCTTTTCGCCCTGCCTTATTCGTTAGGGAATATATGCATAAGATTATCACAGGTGCAGGATATACTTATACCTCTGCTTTCTTTGATAGTAATTTGTTCAAAAGGTTAATCATCCCTAATAACCAAAAGAACTTCGGTACGCAAAAGGCTTACAACTTCCAAAGGAGGAACGACTCTTATACATTTACTCAGGCAGATGGAACGACTAAGCTAATACCGATGAGCATATCGGAGATTACCCAGAACTACACTCCTAATGCTCAATTCACTCAGTTTACTTACACAGGGACAAGTTTTACAGGAAACTTTGAATGTGATATTAGATTGTCGTGGTTAAAGAATAGTTCTATCCCTTTTCACTTTGATGTGCTTGTTAATGGAACGGCTATTAATAGCTTTTCTTGGGAGAGTTCATCATCGGCTACTGCAATAGTTCACGAACTATCAGTATCAGGGAATATTACCTTAAATACCAACGATGTTGTCAGCTTTAGATTTAGGCAAGATGCAGCTACTAACTTTCAATTGATAGTACAAATCGGGCAAGGTTTATTTAGAATTAAATCAGCATCTTTGACGTTTGTTGATTACAACTTAGGGGATAACATAGATATAAACGCGACTTGTATTCCAAGAGGTATATTTCAAAAAGACTTCTTTTCTTCGATTGTTAAGATGTTCAACCTTTATGTGGTAGAAGATGCGACAAAAGAAAAGCACTTGAATATTATTCCTTGGATTGACTATTACCAACAGACCGCGAACTTTTTACAGATAAACGATTTAGAAGAGGAATTAAAGATTGACAATACAGACCTTTTATTATTAGACGATCCATCAGGGTTGAACTTAGACTGGAGTTACAAGGTTGATAGAAATAAGCCGTTTAAGATTAAGCCGATGAGCGAACTTAACGGAAGATATTTTGAATATAAGTATAAGCAGGATGCTGATTTCTATAACGAAGATTACTTCAAGAGGTATAGTATAGGATATGCGGATTATTTAGAAGATACTGGGTTTGAGTTTGCTAACGATAAACAAACCTTAGAGATAATCTTTGCCCCCACTCCGTTGGTTGGTTATACAGGAGAAAGTAAGATATTCCCGACTATCTTCCGTAAAACGAATACACAGAACAACCCATCAGAGGATAGAACAGAACACGTTATCCGTATAATGCAGGTAAGAAAGATTACCGGAGTACCAAACTGGCATATCAAAAATAGCAATGGTAACTTAGGATCAGCATTAACATCTTACGGATATGCAGGGCATTTAGATAATCCTAATATTCCTACCGCTGATATTAACTTTGGTGTTCCTAATGAATTGTTCTTTAACATCACAACCGATTACCCTACTGCAAACCTTTATAATGCGTTCTGGAGTGAGTATATCAACGAGATTATCGACAAGGACTCAAAGCTATTAACTTGTAATATCTACCTAAAAACAACTGATATTTATTCGTTAGATTTTTCTAAACTGATTTATATCGATGGTTCTCTTTGGAGATTGAATAAAGTAATCGACTTCAATCCTAATGTGCCTGACTCTACGAAATGCGAATTTTTGAAAGTAATTGAATTAACTTATTAAGTATGGCACAAGAGATAATAGGGTTTAAGGTAGAAGCGAATGCTGATAACGCAGTCAAATCGGTAGGCTCATTAAAGCAACAATTAAGGGAAGCACAAAAAGAAGTAATTGAGTTATCAGCCAAGTTCGGTGCTACCTCAGAGGAAGCCGTTAATGCAGCAAAAAAGGCAGCGGAACTAAAGGATGCGATTGAAGATGCTAAGGCATTGACAGATGCTTTCAATCCTGATGCTAAGTTCAAAGCGTTTACAAGCACATTATCAGCCGTTGCAGGTGGTTTTGGTGCGGTTCAAGGAGCAATCGGGTTAGTAGGTGTTGAGAGCGATGAAGTTGAACAAGCATTATTAAAGGTTCAATCAGCGATGGCAATCTCTCAGGGGTTGCAATCTATCGGAGAGGGTATCGACTCATTCAGGCAATTGGGTGCAGTTATTCAAAATACTACTATATTCCAAAAGGCAAATAATGCCGTTACTCTCATCGCTACTAAAATACAACAAGCATTTGGGGTAGCTACTGTTGGTGTAGGTCGTTCTTTTACATTTTTGAAAGCAGCAATCGCTGCCACAGGTATTGGTTTGTTGGTTATTGGTGTTGGTGCGTTAATTAACAAAATATCAAGTTGGACAAGTTCTACCGACTCAGCAAAAGAAGCTAATGATAGATTGAACGCTACAATTGATGAGCAAAATAAACTCTTTGATAAAAACCGCCAAGCATTACAGAACGCAAGAGAGGATGCTATTCTCGAAGCAAAGATTAAGGGCGAGTCAGCCGAAAATATCTTTAAGATAAATCAGGAATATAGTCAGAAAGATATTGAACTTGCTAAGAAAAATGTTGCCGATAAAAAGAAAATATTAGATGATTTTAATGCAGAGCAAAGAGCAATCGAAAAGGAAATTGCTGAACTCGGTGGTCCTTTAGAAGAAAAGGCTATTAGAAAAGCGAGAGAAAAGAGTAAAGAACAATTAGATAAGCTAAACAAAGATTATGAGGATGCGGTAAGAATTAGCGAGCAATCTGTTAGGCAATTAAATGTTGAGGGTGCAAATGAGAGATTGCGTATTGCTGATAAAGAAAGGGCAGATGCAAAAGAAGCACAATCTAAAGCCACACAGGAAGCTAAGGCTAATGCTGAAGCAGAACTCCAATACGAACAACAATTAGAGGAATTACGCAGAAAGAGATTTGAGAAAAATTTAGAATATGGAAAATCTTTGCGTGATAAAGATTTCGAGCAAAGACAACAAGCACGCGAAAAAGAACAAGAAGCGGAAAGAAAATATTTAGAAAGTAGAGATAAAACTTTTGAAGAAGCAATTGATCGTGGGTTAAATAGTTTACAAAAACTACAAGATACTGCTAAACAAAAAACCGATTTATTAGGTCAGTTATTAGTGTCTCAGGATGAACGAGAGTTGGCTACATTAGATGCTGAATATGAAAGAAAATTACAACTAATTAAAGGGAATAAAGAAGCTGAATTAGAATTAGAAAAGCAATACGAGGGGTTAAAAAGAAATCTTCGTATGAAAGCCCTTAATGAAGAGTTGGGTAACTATGCTTCGGCTGCTGGCAATATTTCACAACTCTTAGGACAACAAACCGCAGCAGGTAAAGCCTTTGCGATTGCTGAAGCAACTATAAACACATATAAAGCGGCTTCGCAAGTGTTTGCTGCTCCTGTTCCCGGTGTTGCACCTGTTTCGCTTGGTGTTAAAATCGCTACAATGATTAGCGCATTAGCAACAGGTTTCAAGAATGTAAAATCTATCATTTCAACTAAAACAACAGGACCGAGTTCATTACAATCTAATATTGCTCCTACTAGTTCAGCCCCGATTGCTCCTACCCCTACACCACAGGTACAATCAACTTTATTAAATGCTCAAGCGATACAAACTTTAGGAAACGCGACAAGCAGAGCGTATGTCGTTGAAAGTGATGTAAGTAGTTCTCAGGAAAGGATAAGGAGAATTAACAGAGCGGCAAGATTAGGATAAAACTCTATTTAGTGTTATGGAAAAAGAATTACCGATATACCGCTTAGATATTAGCGAAGATTTAGAAAGTAATGTTGAGGTTGATTTTGTTGCCTTGGTTGATAGACCTGCAATTGAAAAGTCATTCTTAGCGTTTCAAGATAGTTACTCTGATTATCCCGATGCCGTAAAGAACAATGCACAAAATGCTCTGGATTGGGCTGAAGAAAACGGATGGGGTTCGTGTGGTACACCTGTCGGGAAGCAAAGAGCAAATCAATTAGCTAAAGGAGAGCCTATTAGCGTTGAAACGATCAAGAGAATGTACTCTTTTCTTTCAAGGCATAAAGACGCTGCTCAGACCTCGAAGGGTTATGGGGATGGCTGCGGTCAATTGATGTACGATGCTTGGGGTGGTGCAAGTGCTTTGAGTTGGGCAGAGAGTAAGTTAAACCAAATCGAAAGAAAATCATTTGCCATCCAAGATGAAGAGGAAAGGATAATCACAGGTGCGTTGATGTTGGCTGACACACCTATTTATAGAAACGATGGAAACGGAGAGTACTATGTTGTATTTACTAAAGACACTATTAAGAAAATTGCTCAAAAATATTTTAAGAAAGGTTACCAAAATAATGTAAATTTGATGCACGATAGCGGTCAAGTGATGGATGGGGTAACTATGTTTGAGAGTTGGATAGTGGATGAGAAAAGGGGCATCAAGCCAATGAAAGGATTTGAAGATGTCAATGAGGGATCGTGGTTTGGTTCGTTTAAGGTTGAAAATGAAGATGTTTGGAATATGATTAAAGAGGGAAAGGTCAAAGGTTTTTCGGTTGAGGGTATCTTTAATTATTCAAAACCGATGACTAAGGAAGAGAAGATGATGGATGATATTATCAAAATCTTGCAAGAGGTAAAATAGGTTTTTCATAGTTTGGTTAAAATCGGGGGGTGTTTCTACACTCCCCTTTTTGTTTCTATATGGTAATCAAGAAAGTGTTTAACTATTTATCAATAAATTTTATGACTGCACAAGAAGCACTATTGAAAATCAAGGCGATGTTTGCCGAGGCTCAGCCCGAGGTAGTCGCTGCCACTTTCTCCGAGTATGTACTCGAGGGGGGTGCAAAAGTAATGATTGACAAACTTGAACTTGGCGGTAAAGTTTCTATTGTTGATGAAAGTGGAAACGAAGTTCCTGCTCCTGCCGGAGAACACAAACTCGCAGACGGAACTATAATAACTCTTGATGAGAATGCCACTATCGTTGAACTCGAAACTCCCGAAGTTCCTGTTGAAGAGCCAGTAAGCGAAGTTGAACTCCTGAAGAAGAAAGTTTCTGAAATGGAAGCACAACTTGCTGAGTATGGTAAGAAAAAAGACGATCAAAAAGTAATGATGGATGAGCAAGCTGCTAAATTTTCGCAGGCTATCCAAGAACTGACTGATGTTGTAATCGAACTTACTAAGACTCCATCTGTTCCTGCTACTCAACCTAAAGAAGTTTTCGAAAAGCACTTCGAGAGCAAGAATGACAAAATCTCACGTTTTCTCAATTTGTACACTAAGAAATAATTTTTCAAACAATTAAAATTTAATAACAATGGCTTTTGACGTTTCAGCATTAGCAAACTATACCAAAGAGAATGAAGCTCTGTTGGTAACTTCTTCCGTTCTTGGAAGCAAAACCGCTACTTTGATTAAAGATCAAGGTAACGTAATGGTCGGTGTAAAATCAGCCGAAACCATCAACATTATGGATACTGACGCTATCTTCCAAAGTGGTTCTTCTTGCGGTTTCAATGCAAGTGGTACAACTACTTTCACTCAGCGTACTGTAACCGTAGGTAAAATTAAAGTAAACGAGTCTCTGTGTCCCAAAGACCTCGAAGCTAAGTATCTCCAAAAGGCTCTGCCAGAGGGAAGCCGTTACGACTCAATCGCTTTCGCTGCTGACTATACAGGCAAGAAAGCTGAGCGTATTGCTTCTCAGTTGGAAACTGCTATCTGGCAAGGTGCTACTGGTTCAGCTAACGTAAACCTTAATAAGTTCCAAGGTCTTGTTACTTTGATCGGTACTTCTGCCGTAGAAGCTAACAATGCGACTTATTATGGTGGTACTGCAACTGCTATCACTACTGCTAACGTAGTTGCTATCTTCGATGCTCTTTACAAGGCTATTCCTGCTCAGGTTGTTTCTAAAGACGATATGACTATTTGGTGCGGTCAGGATGTATTCCGTACTTACACTATCGCTCTTAAGAATGCCAATATGTTTAACTATGCTTTTGATGGTAAAGCCGACAGCGAGTTCTTCCTGCCCGGTACACCTATCAAGGTTGTAGCTACTCCAGGTCTGAATGGTGTAAACAAGATTTATGCTATCCGTTTGAGCAATATGTTCCTCGGAACTGACCTGCTGAACGAAGAAGAGCGTTTCGAGTTATTCTATGCTAAAGAAGCCGACCAAGTTCGTTTCGTATCTGAGTTCAAGATGGGTGTGAATGTTGCCTTCTTGGATGAGATCGCTTCTTTCATTATCTAATAAAAAAGGTGGGTAATCTTTCGGGGTTACCCACTCTTTAATAACTCTTAAAAAAAATTAATAAAATGGCTTGCGCTTTAACACAGGGGTACACACTCGATTGTCGTGAAAGTTTAGGCGGTATCAAAGCAGTATGGCTGATTGCCCACGCAAACGTGGCTTCAGTTACCGAAGCTTCCGGTATCGTTTCTGCTATCACCAAGTCGGCTGGTAAGGTATTCTACAAATATGAGTTAGTAAAGAACACAGGTGCTTTGACTGAAACAATTACCGCTTCTGTTGAAAACGGAACTGTGTTTTATGCTCAGGAACTTTCAATCGTTCTTAACAAACTTCAAGCTAATACAAGAAACGAAATCTTGTTATTGGCTAAAAATACTCTGATGGCTGTTGTACAGGATGCTAACGATAAATATTGGTTAGTAGGTCGTTACACAGGATTAGATGTAACAGGTGGAACTTCTGCCACCGGAACTGCTCAGGGAGATAGAAGTGGTTACACTTTGACTTTCACTGGTGGAGAGAAAGAACTTGCACCCGAAGTAAATAGCGGGATCATTGCAGGTCTTGTTTCCTAATTGCTTTCGTAGTTCGTTATAGGTAGATTAGAGCCATCCCTTTTTGGGGTGGCTTTTTTCTTTTGGTAAAATTCAGATAATTTTCTATTTAGAGGTATGATATATTTAACGAAAGGTCAGACAAACTCTATTATATTGACGTTAAAGGAGAAGCAGACCTTAACAAACCCTAATTACCTCTTTGTATTTACGCATCGGGGAAGCAATATTGTTAGGAGTTTCGTTCTTTTACAGGCAGCGAATATCTCGGCATTTAAGGAGAGATACGATGAATTTTCTATTGTAACAAACACCTATTTTGCTACTTACGATAGTGGGGAATGGGAATATGAGATTTACGAGCAAACCTCTACTACGAACACAAACCCTGCTAATGCGACAAGCAAGTTAGAAACAGGGATAATGAGGTTGAATGATGCCACGTCTTTTTCTTATACGAAATATGAACCTAATAATACATTTATAGTACGATGATGGATAACATAATTATATTAAACTTTGCAGAAGCAAAGCAGCCAGAGTATAGAGAAAAGAAAGGTCAGGGGTATATTGAGTTCGGAGAGAGAAACGACTACCCTAACTATCTTTTAGCTTTATACAATAAGAGTGCCAAGCATAACGCGATTGTAAGAGGTAAGGTAAACTACATTACCGGAAACGGATGGGCAACAAAAGAGGAAGATGCTAATGCTGAAGCGTTTATCAACAGACCTAACGAGTATGAAAATCTAACTGATTTAACCCGTAAGGTGTCGATAGATATTGAGGTTTTTGGTGGTGCTTATTTGGAGATTATTTGGTCACAATTAGGCGGTAAAATTGCGAGTATCTGTCATATTGATTACACTAAATTGAGATCGAATAAAGACAATACTCAGTTTTGGTACAAGAGCAATTGGCAAGATAGAAAAGAAGAGGTAGAGGTTATCCCTGCCTATAATACTGCTAATAAGGTTGGCAAGCAAATTCTTTATATTAAAGAATACAGACCCGGATTAGACACCTATGCTTTACCATCTTATATGGGTGCTTTGAATTATATTGAGAGTGATGTAGAGGTTTCAAGGCACGTTTTGGGTAATGCTCAGACAGGTTTTTCGGCTTCTAAGTTGATTACCTTACCGAATGGCGAACCCTCTCCTGATGAGAAAAGAAACATTGAAAGAAGATTTACAGATAGATTTTCTGGTTCAGATGGTAAGAAGTTTATCCTTTCTTTTGTTGGGGATATTGCTAAGAAACCCGATGTTCAAGATTTGGGTGCTTCTGATTTGACTAAAGAGGACTTTAACCAAGTGGATGCAATGATACAACAGAATATCTTTGCAGGGCATCAGATTACTACTCCCTCTTTGTTTGGTATTTTGGTTGAGGGTTCACTTGGTACTCGTTCTGAAATTCGTGATGGCTACGAGGTATTTAAGAATACTTACGTTAATGACAAGCAGCAATTCTTAGAGAGTATATTTAATAAATTGGCTAAGATTAACGGAGTTGGTTCTGATTTGTATATTAAGCCAGTAGAACCTATTAGCTTTGAATTTAGCGAAACTATCATTGCTGCCAATGCTCCTAAAGAATGGATATTAGAAAAGATTGGTATCGATCCTAACCAATATCAAAATGTTATTACCCCAGAGCCTACTCAGGCGATGGTTAATGAGCATTTGAAAGGGATGAAAGGTAGAGAGTGGCAGAATTTCCAACGTATTATCAGAGAGTTCAATAAGGGTAAGATAACTCGCTCTCAGGCGGTTTCTATGTTGAAGCAGGGTTACGGCTTAGATGATGATGCGGTTAATACTTGGCTTGGCGATGATACTTACGAGGAAAGATTTGATGATATTGAAAGCACAATCAATTTATTTGCTCAGTTTGGGGAGAATGTAGATAGCTACAAGGTGGTGGCTCGTAAAAAGATGTTCTCAGGCGATTTAGAAGCGCAAGAATTGGCTTTTAGAGATGAGGTGGTAGATGATACCTTAGATAAAAAAATACTCGATACAATCGCCAAAAACAAGCGTATCCCACCCGAGGATATTGCAAAGGCATTGGAGATTGAGGAAAGCGAGGTCTTAGATAGAATTAACAAATTGGTTTCTATTGATGTCTTGGATTACGATCCTGATACGAAAATCAGTAAGTTGAAAAGACCTTTGAAAGAGATTATCGATGAGCCTGTAAAGACAACCTTTTTGGTTAGATACGAATATTCTTGGGACTATCTTAGAACGGATGCCAAGGATAGGAATATGAAAACCTCACGACCTTTTTGCCAAAGATTGATGAAATTGAATAAGGTTTATACCAGAGGTGAGATTGAGCAAATCTCTGCTCGGTTGGGGTATGATGTTTTTGCAAGAGCCGGGGGATGGTGGACAATTCCTGATACCGGAATACACTCGCCTAAATGTAGGCACACTTGGAACGCAGTTGTAGTTATTAAAAAATAAACGATGAGTAGGAATATATTATTTATTTCGGTTGATACGATAAAAGATAGAACAGGGTTACATTTCAACACCGATGAGAAGTTAGTAAACCCTGAGATTTTAACTGCGCAAGATATGTATATCCTGCCTGCTTTGGGAACGGCTTTATACGAGAGATTGCAAGATGGCATTCAAAACAATAATCTAACGCAAGTGGAGAGTAACTTATTAGACACTTACATTACTCCCACTTTGGTTTATTATGTGATGAGCGAACTCCCTATGGGATTGAGTTATCAGTTTTACAATAAGGGATTAATAAGAAAATCAGGAGAGGGGCAAGATAACCCGAGTGCAGCGGAATTGATTGATGTTGCTGATAGATACAAAGCGAGAGCCGAGTTCTACAAACAAAGATTAGTTAAGTATTTATTAGAAAAGAGTGGATATAGTACCTTCCCTGAGTATAACAATCCAGGAAGTACTTACGACACTATCATTCCAGAAAGACAAGCATACACTACCTCAATATGGTTAGGGGATGATGATAATTGTAAGGGAATGACCTTTGAGGAAAAATATCAAGGTAATATAAATCGTTGCTGTGGCGAATAAAACTTACTCGTTAAAAAATCAAAAGAAGCTAAAAGTCTTCTTACAAAAACAAGAGAATGACACTAAATCAAGTAGTAACGACAATAACAAACTTAGCGAACGCACACGAACAGATAAAAAGTGTGTACTTCGGAGACCTAAGTGATTATATGTCGCGAGGTACTGAGAATATCTACCCCTCTTTATTCTTTGATTTGACAGGAGGGCAGATACAAGAGAAAAGCACTACGCTTAATTTCTCGTTGTATTTTTTCGATAGAATGCTGCCTGAAGACACGAATGAAACCGAAGTATTGAGCGATCAATTAGAAATCTGTCAGGATATTATTGCTCAGTTGAGGTATAATAATTTTGAGTTCGATGAGGGGTTAAGTGCTACGTTGAGTTTCTTTACAGAAGATACTCCCGATTTATTGGCAGGGGTTAAAGCCGATATTACAATCGAATTGCCTTATACGGCTAACAGATGTGTCGTTCCCACTAATTACCAATATCCTGCATAAAGCTATTTAATAAAAAGTTATGGCGAATAAAAAGATAAATGAATTACAGAGTAGAGTTCCGAGTTTGACTGATTTGATGTTGGTGGGAGACCCCTCTTCTGGTTATTCGTATAAGTGTACTGTTTCTGAATTAGCGACCATCATTGAAACAGATATTTCTGATAATTTCGTTACCCTTACAACTACTCAATCTATTAGCGGAGCAAAGACCTTTTCTAATATTTTGACGCTTACGAGTGTTGCCAATGCTACGAGCGATCCTGATAAGTTTTTGGTTCTCAATGCGAGTAATGTAGTAAATTACAGAACTGGCTCTGAGGTTCTTTCTGATATTGGCGGTCAGGGTGCTTTGACTTTAACTACCACAGGAACGAGTGGTGCAGCGACTTTGGTTGGCAATACGTTAAATATCCCTCAGTATCAAAGTGTTCTTACAAACCCTGTGACAGGTACAGGAACGACTAATTACTTGGCTAAATTTACCGCAACAAGTACAATAGGAAATTCTATTGTATTTGATAATGGAACGAATGTCGGAATAGGCGGTTCTTCTCCTGCGTATAAGTTAGATGTTACTGGGGATATAAGAAGCACGATTGGTGCTTATTTTGCTACGTCAAGTGGTAATATTGGTATTGGAACTACGAGTCCCACTGGGAGTGGCGGTCCGATATTACACATAAAAGCAGGTTCTATCCCTGAGATACACTTAACAAATAGCACAACAGGGGATGCCTATAACGATGGTTTTAGCTTAAATGTAAACGGCTTAAATACTTACTTTACTAATTACGAGAATGGCTTTCTATCTTTCTATACTAACAATACAGAGAGAGTAAGAATTGCTGCTGATGGTAATGTAACCTTTTCACAGATTGCCAATGCCACTACTGACACAGATAGATTTTTAGTTAGTGATAGTGGGGTTATTAAATATAGAACAGGATCGGAGTTACTTTCTGATATTGGTGGTCAAGCTGCTTTAACCAATCCTGTTACAGGAACAGGAACTACAAACTACATACCTAAGTTTACAGGTACAAGTGCAATAGAAAATTCAGTTATTTATGAGGCTTCGGGAAATGTTGGTATAGGTACAACAAGTCCTATTGCTTTTACAGGATATACTTCTGTTGCAGCAAATGGAACATCTGGTGGTGCATTTGTTACAATGGCAAACGGAACATCTGCATTGAGAGTAATTTCAAGTACAACGGATGCTGCAATATGGGAACCAAGAAACTCCCCTATTTTGTTCGG